TCACACCGCCAGCCCACCGCCGAGAGGGTTTAACGTTACCGCGTGTTGCAGGTAATCGGGGGCAAGGTGAGCATAAACCATCGTCTGTTGTATGCTGGCGTGCCCCAGAATTTGCTGTAACGCAATAATGTTTCCTCCATTCATCATGAACCAGCTTGCGAAAGTATGCCGAAGAACGTGTGTGGCCTGCCCACGTGGTAAATCGGGCTTAACCTGTTTGAGTCGTTCGCAGAAGTTTTCATAGTCAACTTTGAACAGTGGCCCGGTGTCGCTGGTCTTGATCTCTTTCTCCAGTTCTTCCGATATCGGAACGGTGCGCTTTTTTCCGTTTTTGGTCTTAAGGAACGTTACGCGCCCGTGATTAACCTGCTCACCTCGCAGCGTGCTGCCTTCGCCCCAGCGTGCGCCGGTGCTGAGGCATAGCAGTGCTACACGTCGATCGTCGCCGGTCAGAGTATCCAGCAATCTGCTGATCTCTGATTTTGCTAGATAGGTCATAGCTGGCGGCGCTTCTTTCAATGGTTCTAGACCCTTGCAGGGGTTTTCCTTCCTGAACTCTTCCAGTTTTATCAACGTGCTGAACATCCCGGATAAGCGGTAAATATCCCGGTTGATCGTTGCAGCGCTGATACCGTCTTCCAGCCGTTGGCCTCGGTGCTGAGCAATCATTCGCTTGTTCAGTCGGTTAACGGCTGGATCGCCCAGTGCCCTGATTGTTTTATTCAGGTGCCGCTTTTCAATCTCGCCATTTTCCTGAGTCTGTCCGTACAGCAGCCACCAGGTATCTAACAACTCGCTTAAGGTGCGACGGTCAACGCTCGCGCCCAGCCACTCTTTTTTGTCGGCGTTGGCTAATACATAACGCTCAAAAAGAACCGCCTCTTGTTTCTTCTCAAATCGCCTGCGGATACGTTTTCCGTTACGTCCGCGCGGCCATACGTCTACTTCATATTGACCACCTTCGAGCTTCTTAATCGACATAAGAAAGCCCTCCGGCGTTTATTTCCCCATCCTGGTAACAGATAGTGAAAATGTAATGTTTATAGATGGTTAGCCAGTTTGTGTCTCTGAGCGGCCTGATCCAGTTGACTCTGGCCCAATGTGTGCGAGGGCCGGTGCGATTTGACCAGCTTGAGGGGCGGTCTTATCAGTCATTAGCCAGAGCGTATATTTTGCGAAACGTGAATGCTGAGTGATCTTAAGCAAGATATCGCTACCAATGCTCTCCACTCTTCCTGTCTCGTAATACTTCTGCGTGCCAGCAGGTATTCCAGTTAATTCAAAGAATTGCTGCCTTGTTAACCCCTCTGCATCTCTGATAGCTCTGATTTTTTCACCCACGCCGCTTGACGGGGTAGGGATCTCTACCATAACATTCTCCTTAAGGGTGGTAATCTCTACCATGAGCAACCGCCAATATAAGCAGTTACAAGCCGAAATAAGCGCCTAGCGCTAATGCGGAGATTAGCACAAATGAGTGGAAGACTTGAGCAGGACAACAGAAGTGACGGAATCCATTTTGCTGAATTCCGCCGTAGTTATTTCCCAAATGGACGTTATGCGGGGACGGTTAAAACTAGTGGCTCCGCTTCGGGGACAGTGAGGCGGCAAGTTCAGCTTTAGCAATGTATTGCTGAAGGAAGGTTACGGTGTCTTTTGCTTGCTCAACGGTTAAACCAGTAAACAGCTCACCAGCTTCGGGCAGTTTTGTAGGTGTAGCTAAGTGGTAGTGGAAGCGTAAGCAAGCCAAGTCATTAGCAACGAGGTATTCAAGTTCAGCAGGAATGTAGATAGGTACTTCTTTCTGAGACATAAAAATCTCCTTTCTGGTTGTGTGGAAACACCAGAATACCACGCGCCGGGCGTGGCTAAAAATCCCGGCCTATCTTCAATGAGAGGTAAAACACTATGACAGACAAAGAGTTAGAGGGGTTCATTGAAGTGCGTCACGCTGTTGACGCGGTTCCATACCCAAAATTTGCCGAATTGATCGGTAAGAAGCCCGCCACGGTTAAGAGCATGATTGAAGACGGTAAGTTGCCGATCATCCCGTGGAAGAACCCGGAAAGCTTGGGCGCCCGCGCTGAGAACTGGATCTATATCCCTGAGTTCAACCGCGCAATGCGAGACGCCTACTACAACCGTCCGAAAGAACAGCGCGATGCTTGGTTGCTGTGGATCGGTCTTTGAGGTTAACGCGATGAGCCAGAAAACAGCCAACCACGAAAACCGGGTGCGTGAATGCAACGACATTCTGGACACCCATTTAAAAGATATGCAAACGGGCTTCATGATTCGCACCAATCGAGGCGAGTTTATGGTCAGGGATAAAAAGCTGATTAAGAAAATCACCAAAGACGTGGCCCGCCATGTTGATGGCGAATTACTTAAATTGGGAATGTGAGGGGGCTTTTGTGGCTGTGCAATTAATACAGTTAAGTCGTCACTCGTATTTATATCGTGGCTTCACTATTCAGAAATGCCCGCGTAATCCTTTTACATTTAAACACTCTTATCGTATTTCCAGTAATGGCGATTATTACGGGCGTGATTTTGCTTTAGCGGAAGCCATGCACACGGTTGATCAGATGTATAAGCAAGGGGGCAGTAATGCACGATGAAGGCCCATCACTGGCAAGCCTGCTTAAGCATGGGTGCCAGGTCACACACTTCAAGAACTCACGCGGCTGGCTGGAAACGCCGGACGGAAGATTTTTTAAGCCCGAACCGGCGAAGGTTCAATTTATCAAAGGTAAAAATAAACCTTTTATTTATACCCAAAGAATAAATAAAGGCTTCCTGCTTACTCTGGCTGAGTTATTTAAAAAGCTAATTAAGTAATTCGGTTTTAAAAAATCAACTCTGTTTTCTCCGCCCCTTTATTAAGTGGCGGCGGTTCAACTCATTCTTTTTTGGAGGAAGAGATTATGACCAGACGTGAACAATATAGTTTCATTTTGCATGTTCTTTTACCTGCTATCGAAAATGAAGGGTTAACCATTAAAACCCGCCGTGATGGTGAGTTAACCCTTTCTGCCAGTGGGTCTGTAGCAACCAATTTTATAAGCAATCTGCGCCAGCACTGCATTGAAGAATTGCAGCGCCCTTCTATTCCAGCTTCCCATTACGGAGTCCTGTAAAATGATCCGCCCGTTCATCAAATGGGCAGGGGGAAAAACCCGTGTCCTCCCTGACCTGCTGCCGCATCTTCCTAAAGCCGACTGCCTGATCGAACCGTTCGTAGGCGGCGCATCGGTATTTCTGGCGACTGAATACCGCCGCTATGTGCTGGCTGATATCAACCCGGATCTTATTAACCTGTATCGGGAAGTCACCCGTTACCCGGACTTAGTGATCGATGCGGCCCGTGAACTGTTCAACAGTAAGAACAGCCCGCAGGGATACAACGAAGTCCGCGCCGCGTTCAATAAGCAGGTGGGTACGGTCAAAAGCGGTGGGTTGCGTTATGGCGCTGAAATGGCGTGCATTATGCGCGCTGCTCAATTCCTGTATCTGAATCGCCACGGTTATAACGGCTTATGCCGATACAGCCGGAAGACTGGCTTTAACGTGCCGTTTGGCAAGTATAAGAGCGTCTACTTTCCTGAAAATGAAATCCGCCTGTTTGCCGAAAAGGCCAACGATACAAAGGCAATATTTCTGTGCGCGCCGTTCCAGCGTTCTCTACAGGTCGTCACGGGTGGCGATGTTCTCGTTTACTGCGATCCGCCTTACCTGCCTGAAAGCAAAACAGCCGATTTTACCCAATACCACACCGAACCATTCACGGAAGACAACCACCGCCAGTTAGTCCAGGCACTGCTGGAAGTTAACCGTAAGCATGGCGTGAAGGTCGTCATTTCCAACAGCGACACCGAAGCCACCCGCGCGATTTATCAGCCCTTCAAGATGCACAAAATCAGCGTGCAACGTTCCGTCAGCACTGACAAAAACAACCGACAGAAGGCCAAAGAAGTGATCGGCGTGCTGCCTGTCTGCGACTGCTGCGGGCGTTACGGCGGCGGTTGCCCTGATTGTGGCGCCGTGATGGGTGATGCGACTTACAACGCGATGGTTGCGGCGGGCACGTTTGGCGATCTGGAGGCTTTTTAATGGCAAAAATCTATATCGCTGGCCCGATGAGCGGTTTGCCTGGATTCAATCGGCAGGCTTTTAACCGTGCAGCTGGGCACGTAGTGCGACGCGGAAACGTTGCCCTTAATCCGGCGATTTTGCCGGACGGATTAGAGCAGGCGGAATACATGGATATTTGCTTCGCCATGTTGCGTTGTGCTGACGGGATCTTCTTGCTGGATGGCTGGCAGCAGTCTGCGGGAGCTAAGGCAGAGCACGCGCTTGCTGAAAAGCTGGGTTTAGAAATTCAGTACCAAGTAATCGATCGGTGTAGCCGAAAGGCGGAGGGGCAGCAGTGACCGCCTACTACAACGAAATCGACCCCTTCGCCGCGCAATACCTGCGCAACCTCATTGATGCCGGGCTTATCGCTTCCGGCGTTGTTGATACTCGTTCCGTTGAGGATGTAACCCCAAATGACATTAAAGGATTCTCTCAAGTCCACCTGTTTGCAGGTTTTGGAGGCTGGCCCCGGGCTTTGCGCGTTGCAGGATGGCCGGATGACCGCCCAGTATGGACAGCAAGTTGCCCATGCCAACCTTTCAGCCAGGCAGGCGAAGGAAAACAATTTGATGATGAGCGGCACCTATGGCCCGCCGTTCATTGGCTTGCAGGCCAGCAACGCCCTGTCGTTATATTTGGCGAACAGTCTTCAAGCAAAGATGCAGAAGTCTGGATCGACCTTGTACAAACAGACATGGAAAGTTTGGGCTATGCCTTCGGGGCGTCGGCGTTTCCGTCTGCGGGCGTCGGTGCGCCGCACATCCGGGAGCGTACTTACTGGCTGGCCGACTCCAACCGCGAGCAATACGAAGAACGCTTATCAGGATGCCGAGAAGGTGATCGCCAAGAAGCTGGCTGGTCGGCAGTCGAACTTACAGGACTTTGCTTGTCTTGCGGGCTGGCCCACCCCTACGGCGAGGGATGGAAAGGGCGGGTATCAGGGGGGAAGGATGCGGCACGGGAAGCTGTCAACGGATACGCTGGATGTGACAGCGCAGATAGCAGGCCCGGCCCGGTTAACGGATTCTGGGGATCTGCTGACTGGCTCTTTTGCAGAGATGGAAAGTGGAGGCCAGTTAAACCCGGCCTTAAGCCTCTGGTTGATGGGGTTCCCTCCAGAGTGGGAAAACTACGCGCCAGCGGAAACGCCGTAAATATCTATGCAGCCGCTACTTTCTTAAAAGCCTACATGGAGATCGCGCAATGACTACGGCAACCCGTGGCCGTCGCGCCCCTTCTCCACCTCCACCGTATTCGGGTAGCACTGATAATGCTACCCCTTACGCTTATGGCGGGAACAAACCATACCAGCCGATTGGCGTTGATGTAGCGACGGGGCTGGATGGTTTCGACTATCTCACGCCGGACGGCACCCGCAAGCATATTGCGTTCAGTGAACTGGTAGCGGAGGACGAAAAGTCGGAGCGCAGCAAGCTGCTGCGTCGCCGTCTGGCTTCCCTTCCGCAGTATATCCGCCGCCACTTTGCCGCGAAGCTGGATGCACTGGACGCGAAAGACCGCAAAGCGGCAGATCACTGGCTGGTTAATACCTTTGAGCGCCACGTATTAACACGTATTGATAGCGTGAACAGTGTTTACCAGCCTGACACTGTGATGCCTGGCATTCTGCTGCCAATCCGCGATCAGCTTTTCCGTATGCTTTGGGCAGGGAAAAAAGAGTTAAAAAGACTGGCTTATACGCTTGCCGATATCTTTACGAGCGAGTTTATACGCGAGTCCGATTACCAGTTGGCGCGCACCGGCGATCCTGAGTTCGCGGCGCTTTCTGGCTATGGCCGTATTGCGTCGCTGGCGGTGCATCTAAAAACGCCGATCCCAGGTTGGACAGCGTATTGCAATGAAGAACTTGAAGCGGAGGACGCGTTACGCGCGGTTCTCCGTCTTGAGTCACCGCAATGGTGGTTAAACCGCCTGCGCCGTATCCATGCCCGATGGCGTGAGCACTTGATGATCGCGGCGGGATACGTCCAGAAAAAATCTTCCCCATACAGTAGCGCCCCGTGCCTTACGGAATGGCTGGCCCAGAAAAAGGCTAACCGTGAATACCTTAAGGCTATGGAGCTGGAAGACCAGGACACGGGCGAGCGCATTTCACTGATCGATAAAGTCGCCGGTAGTGTTGCCAATCCGGCCAACCGTCGCCGCGAACTCATGACGAGAATGCGCGGATTTGAAGATCTGGCGAAGCTGGAAGGGCTGGCCGGTGACTTCTACACGCTGACAGCACCTTCCCGTTACCACTCCATGCAGCATAACGGGCGCCGCAATAATAAATACTGTGGCGCGTCGCCGCGCGAGACGCAGCAATATCTTTGCAAAGTCTGGGCGAGAACCCGCGCAGCGTGGAAGAGAAAAGGGATCCGCGTCTTTGGTTTCCGCGTGGTCGAACCGCACCACGATGCAACGCCACACTGGCATTTACTTCTTTTTATGCGCCCGGAATGCGTCGAGCAGGCGCGCGAAATCTTCCGTAAATATGCCCTGAAAGAAGACGGCAACGAACCGGGAGCGCAGGAAAACCGCTTTCAGGTTGTGCCGATCGACGATGCCCACGGCAGCGCAACCGGCTACATAGCGAAATACATTTCGAAGAATATCGACGGCTTCGCGCTGGATGGTGAGAAGGACGACGAAACCGGGGAAGACCTGAAAGAAATGTCACTCCGTGTTAGCGCGTGGGCATCGCGCTGGGCTATTCGCCAGTTTCAGCAGATCGGCGGTGCGCCGGTCACGGTATATCGCGAACTTCGCCGCTTGGGCGATCGCGAACTGGTGTTACACCCTGAACTGGAAACCGCCCGGCAGGCTGCTAACGGTGGTGAATGGGATAACTACGTATTAGCCCAGGGTGGCCCGTTGGTTGAGCGCGATAAACTGCGCATCCGTCTGAACTATGAAATCACTGAAAATGGCAACGCCTACGGCGATAACGTCCAGCGAATCACTGGTATTTACTGCCCGATCACGGGCAATGACTCTTTGATCTTCACCCGCACCACTCAATACAAAATCGTGCCGAAGCGCCAGAGCGCTGACGGTGTGGCCGTTGACGTTGGTTTTTCAGGCGGCAGCGCCGCCCCTCGGAGTTCTGTCAATAACTGTACGCGGGATCCCGCGGCAGGTGCTGACGGTGTTGAACATGCCGCCAGCGAAGCTAAAGGGCAGTCAGAAATGACTGCACCAGCTGAGGGCGTGACGGTGAATTTTGATGCGCTTTCCCGGCAGGAAAAGCGAGAACTGGCGCAGCGGCTTAGTGACGATGTGCGCAGTAAGCGTAAAAAACGGCCACCGGAACGGAAAGACGGGGACGGGTTATCCGTGAAAGAGCAGCAGATCAGTGAACTGCTGGCGCTACGTGGGATTGATGCCAGCGCCGGAATGGTCAGATCGATGATGGCCGGTGCGTCAGTGGCGTGCGGCGATCTTGTTATGACCGTGCAGGACGGGCGGCTGGTATCGCGCAACCGGGCCGCGTCGGGGCTGGAGAGGCTGCCGTCGCAAGTGATGGCGGCGAAGCAAAAAACAAGCGATCTTGTGAATAGGATGAAAGCGGCATTTTCGCGGAACTAAGCCGATATAAGCTGCTCTAAGAAGAAATTACCCATTTTCCACACAACCGAAATAGTTATGACTTTCGCCGTTTTATGCTTATAGTGTGCGCGCTTTTGTGTCATAACTAAGCTAATAATAAATGGCATTTCGCTTACACACGCAGTTAGGAGGCTCTTATGACGAACCATAATCAGATGAGTCAGATATATTCTAAATTCGGCCGGGCCGGGTTTAATCTCTCTTACATCCGCAGGTTGTTGCCTGATTGGTGGGATGAGAAGCTTGCTGACACCCCATCAGGGCGCCAGTATGCGTGCCTGCACCTTGCGCGTATGTTTAGCATTCTCCCGGATAGCCTGAAAGATGGTAGCGAAGGGGTATGCTTTAATTTTGGTGGAAACCATAAATATAAACATCGCCAAAATGTAGCCGAGAACGATTTAGATATCGCTACTGCTGTTGCCTATACTGCGGCCGGTATTGTCGCGTCTAATTTCAAAGTCCCTTACGATGCTAGTGCAGTGCTGGATCCTTTGGCGATAAGAACCCAGATCCTTACTAAGGAATCATGGGTGTCGCTAGATAGCCTGGTAACATACTGTCATTCGATTGGCATTCCTGTTGTTTATCTAAAATGCTTCCCACAAGCTGCAAAAAAAATGGCCGGACTGGCGCTAATGAGTCACGGGCGCCCGGTGATTGTTCTTACTCAGCCTCAGAAATACGGCTATATGCTGTTTGATCTCGCGCATGAGTTAGGCCATATCGCCAGAGGGCATCTGAACGCAGAAAACGGGCAGTGCCATATTGACGCAAAAATTGAGAATGCTTCGACGGACAACGTAGAGAAAGAAGCTAACGAATTCGCCTTCCAGGTCATTTCGGGGCAGAAGTCTTTACGTATCGTTCCTACCGCTGGCAGGTTGAACGGGCCAGGCTTGGCTCGCGCAGCTCAAAAGTTTGGAAGTGATAATCACATTGACCCAACTCACATCGCTTTAAATTATGGTTTCGCGCAGAACTGCTGGGGCGTTGCTGTTAACGCTGTTAAATCACTCTGCGCTGGTGAAGACTCAGATCAGGATTTTGTGAGGGCCATGATGAAAAGCGGGATGGATTTAGAAAATATCCACGAAGATGATCTTAAGGTTTTAGAAAATCTAATCGGGGAATAATAAGTGATTGTTCTTTCTGATAATGATGTCATTTTGAAGCTGGCCCAGTGCAATCTGTTATCACAACTGCCAGTGGTTTTTAATCAACCCCCCGAACAGATCTTCATTAACCCTGCTGCTCGTTTTCAGCTTCTGCCGAAAAATCCTGATAAAGCAATCAGGAAGTGTGGTAGCCAAGTTGTTTACGAGCAAGTGGGAGCCTTCATTGAATCTGTACAGGATATCCCGGAAGTTCAGGACTCCCAGCTTATTGAGCTTTTGGGGAGTGTGCCCGGAATTGATGTAGGCGAACAGCTATTGCTTGCCTCGTGCATAGAGAACCCAGAAGCCATTTTTATGACTGGTGATCGCCGCTGTTTGACTGCAATTGTTGCAAACCAACCGACCCTTTCCGTGATTCATCAGCGTTTACTGGATGCGGTTGTTACCTTTGAGTCTTCGCTTTTGTTATGTGTCCACGGTTTAGATCAGGCTCAAGTTTATGAAAATTTGGTGAGCAATCCTAAACCTGACGGCATGTTGAAATTGGCTCTTTCAAACGCTGGCGCTGCAATGTGCGAATGTATTTTTTCCCATACTCGTGAGTTTTACGATTACCTTGCCTTCAAAGATAGACTTCCTGATCGGGACTGGGGAAGGTAAAAATTAAGGGCTAATAAAGCCCTTTTTTATTGCTCTTCACACTGCACAATAGTGCACAAATTTGCACAATTTTTTTGAACGACTTTTTGCCCTTCCGGCCCGCGTGGCGGCTGGATCCGTCAGGGATCCGTGCGTGCACAAAAAAACGCGTTTTTTCTGCGCGCAGGTGACGGGGGAACAGCCCGCGTTTCAGGGGGTAAATAGCATTCCCTGAACGATGTCGCAGAGATACAACAGAATGGCTGTATTTCTCACGCTGAGCGTGAAAAAGACGTGAGAGCTTTTGATTTGATGGGGTGAAAGGTAAGGCCGTCAAAATCGCACTGAGACGGCGAGAACATGCAGTCAACGCGGTGGGATTGCGTAAGAGTCTGACTGTCGATGATGGCAATCAGCAGGAAAGCGTCGTGAAATTATCTGACTGATACAGGAGCTGGAGAGTCGGGGCATAAATTTTTTATGCCCCGGCGAAGCAGCAGACAAGCGAAGCGCGTCAGGATGTGGGCTGGGTGTCTAACAGTGCGTAAGGGTTAAAGCGGATCACCTCTTCGCCAAGCCAGTCATTGATGTGCTTCATGGCCTCCATGACGGGCATCAGCTCGTTAATTGCGTAAACCCGCGCGGCCTTCTCCACATCACCAAACGCACTTTTTTCGCCCGGCATTGCCCCCATCAGTTGCGGTGGAACGCGGTGCGCAGCCAGCACATCATCACGGGATGCCGCCTTAACATTCATGAACTCATCCTTTGCGGTGATCTGCTGGAACGGCAAAATTTGCACCCCCTCTTTGCCCCCGTTGGGCGCATGAATGAGCACGTTTTTAAACGCACCACCACCACGTGCCCCCTGTAGCGTTTCTTTCAGGGAGTCCATGCTTTCGCGGTTTACCTGCGCTGCACCGATGTAGATGATGCACCCGGCGTGGGATCCGTTGTCGTAATACAGTTTTCTGAACATGTCCGCCGAATGAGACAGGCTGGCCGAGAGTAATGCGCCAAGATATTCCGGCATGCCGTAGATTTCCTGGTTAATATCCGGATTCATCAGGTGGCACACTTTGCCAGGGCGAAACTGGAACGCGTCCTTGCCATCCTGCACATACCACCATGATTCAAGATCGCTTCCGCGTCGCATGTATTTCGCCAGGGCGTGCCGTAATTTAAGCGGTTCACCGAGCATATTGCTTCGAAGCTCAAGGAATGCGTTACCGAACACAAACCAGTCCAGCGCCAGCGCCGAGAAATCCTGCCGGGAAAGCAGCGGGTGAGGAATATAGCAACCGAGCAATACATTGCGCTTAAAGTAAAGCGCAGACTGATGCCAGGACGTTTGCCGGGCAGCTCTTGCCAGACCGTACCAGTCCACCGGGGTTTCATACCACCGCCCGTTATCAGCACAGTACATATTGTCCAGCAGGTCATGCCCGGTCAGGCGATAAGGACCATCAAATGTGAATGCACTGAGCGATGATTCTTTCCTGAGCGCATCAGCGAGATCAATGCGTGAACTCATGCGCACTTTTTTATTTTTTCTGCTCATCAGAACTCCATAACCGTGAAACGCTCGTTTTCTCCTTCGCCGCCAATCGGTTCGTTAATGACAGCAAGCATGGTCGCCCACGCAAGGTCGCCGTGGCTGATCCCCCTCGCGCGGTCCGTTTCGTAAGTGATAAAGCCGCCCGGTGTTTTCACCTTACGCACGGCGTTAAAGGCCGCGACCAGTTCGCGTTCGGCGCGATCGTATTCCCACCGCCCGGCACGCATTATTTGCAGCATTTTCAGTACCAGCGACCGTTTTGATGACAGCGTGAAGGTGTACGGAATAGCAGCAGGGAAAAACCGTTTCACTATCTGATAAACAGCCTCCCCGTTCCCGCCCGTCACATCAATGCCGATGTGTTCCACGTTGTAGCGACACGTGAACTCTTCAATGACTCTGGCCTGTTCTTCAAACTCCAGCCCCTGAACGCGTCGCGTCTCCACCGTTCGAAAACGGCCACCAGGAACAGCCGGAGGAACCACCACGGACACAGCGCCGCTGTCGCCGTTGCCACTGCTGCCGTTTGCGTCATACCCAATCCATACCGGACGATTTCCCATCGGGCGGGGAGCAAAAGGTTTCCAGTCTTTCCAGTCGTCGTATCCGTCAACGCCGCAGCCAATCAGGATATTCAGGTTAAATGCCGATTCCCCTTCGCGGACAAACTCACACATATAGAGATTGCGGAACTCGTCTTCGGTGTTTTCATCACGAATTTCATCAATATCGGTGTGTTTCCAGCCGTGATTAACCACATCTTCCAGCGTGACAATTTGCCGCCACGTCCGGTCGGGGCAGATAAGCCCGTTATGCAGCGTTTTCCAGTCCACAGAAAAACGCTGGCGTTTATGCGCGGCCTTTTTCTCGTTCCAGCGGTCGCCGTTCCAGTAGACGTATGCCTCGTGCGTTTCGGTTGATGGCGTGGAGAAGTAGGTGCGCCGCAGTCCGCTGAGGGTTGCCATAGCGCCAGCCACCTTGCGCAGTTCAGCAAAGCGACTGACCCAGAAAAATTCATCAAAATAAAAATTGCCTGTGTAGGACTGTGCCGTCGCAGCAGAAGTACCGAGAAAATGCAGTTCTGCGCCGTTGGAGAGGATGATTTTATCGCCCCCTTTCAGCTCCACATCAACTTCAGCCGCGGCCTTCTGAATAATGCTTTTAAACTGGAACGCCTGACGACGCGACGCAGACAAAAAAATCTGGTTACGCTGGTAAGGTTGTGCCACATCGTCACGCAGCGCCATCAGCAGTGCTTCCTGTGCAAAATACCAGGTCGCCCCAATCTGTCGGGATTTCAGGATCATCCTGTTACGTATCCCGGCTTCACTGCAAAGGGTCAGGGAGTCAAACCAGCCCCGCTGATGCCACTCCAGCCTGCTGATGATTTTTTCCCGCAGTGCGGCAATCTGCTCCGGCGTGAAATGATTTTTAAGTTTTTTCGCCCGGCCTTTCTTTCCTGTGGCCGTCGCATCCGGCTGGCCATCATGCAGTTTTTTAAGCTGCCGGGTCAGCAGGTCTATTTCCTTAAAGTCACCACCTGTTTTATTCTGTTTTTCAGTAAGCTGGATGAGGCGCGCATCGATGGACTGCGTGACACGCTGCACGGGTGGCGTTTCATCCCACTGGTCGCGTTTTTTCCACGCATAAATCGTGTTCGGGTTTATTCCCATCAGACGTGATATTTCTGCGGGCGGATAACCCTGCCAGTAAAGTTGCCGCGCACGCTGGCGCACAAAAGCGTCCTGAATCATTGCTCCCCCTGAGTAATTACAGGAAGATTACCCGCGCGCGAAACCGTTCTCCTTAACCCCCTGTTCTGGCCGTTTTCTTACAACAAAAGCCCTTTGTATCAGCCTGTTACGCTTTGCCATCATGACTGAAGAACCAGTCAGAGGGGCAAAAACTATGGCTAATGAAAAAAAGACATCCCGCAAAAAGTTTCGCGTGGCTGTCTCCGGATCAACTGTTGATGGCCGTGAAATCAGTCCGGTGCATCTGCGTGAAGCCGCCGAGAACTTCAACCCGGATGTTTACGCTGCCCGCGTGAACGTTGAGCACTATCTCTCGCCATGCCCGTCAAGCGAATTTTCCGCAATGGGCGATGTCACCGCACTGAGTACGGAAGACATTACGGAAGGTCCGCTGGCCGGACGTACTGCGCTGTATGCAGAAATCGAACCGACCGAGCGCATGAAGCAGCTTGTCGCGGACGGCAAGAAAATCTATTCCAGTATCGAACTGCACCCGCAGTTCTCCGTTAACGGGCGCGCCTATCTGGTCGGGCTGGCGATGACCGACACCCCGGCAAGCCTGGGCACTGAGCGCCTGAAATTCACGGCACAGCAACGTCAGGCGGTGATGACGTTCAACAGTGTCCAGGGTGAAGCACCGCTCATTTCCGAAGCCATCGAGTCTGAAATCATCGAAATGGCAGAACAACGCCAGGAAGAAGGCACCCAGTGGTTTAACCGCGTAATGGGGATTATTGGTCGTGGCCGCAAAGCGGATGACGCCAGTTTCTCCCGTATTCAGGAAGCGGTGGAAGGCGTCGCAACGTCACAGGCCGACATTATCGACCGTTTTAATGTGCTGGAAACCCGCCATCAGCAGGACCGCCAGAAAATCACGTCACTGACCACAGAGCTGACAGCACTGAAGGAAAAACTGCGCACGCAGGACGGCGATCCGCAGAACCGCTTCACCGCAACGGGCGCAGCCTCCGACCAGCTGGCTGACTTCTGATAAGACAAAGGAGCAAATTTTTATGAATCTGGTGATGTCAGATATTACCCGCAACAAGCTGGGTTGCTATATGGCGCAGCAGGCGTCGCTTAACAATATCCCGGTATCTGCACTGGTATCGCGATTTACCGTAGAACCCTCGGTGCAGCAGCGTTTTGAAAACGCAGTAAAGGAGAGCACTGAATTTACAAAAAAAATTAACGTGTTCGGTGTGACTGACCAGAAAGGCGAAAAAATCCTCCTGGACACCACCGGGCCGATTGCGCGCACGAATACCAGTTATGACGGCACAAAACGCCGTAACCCGAATAACGTGGTTGATCTGAAAAACCGCAAATACCAGTGCGAACAGGTGAACTACGACACGTTTATTTCGTATCCGCAGCTTGATGCCTGGGCGGCACACCCTGATTTTCAGTCCCGCGTCAGCACACAGATTGCCCGGCAGGTGGCGCTTGACCGCATCATGATCGGTTTCAACGGCACGTCTCACGCAGATGAGTCCAACTTCAGCACTAACAAGCTGCTTCAGGACGTTAACGTGGGATGGCTGGAGCACATCAGAACCGACGCCAGCGAGCGCGTTATGAATGATGTAACGCTGACCTCCCGCAACATGGACAACACCGTGGCGCACGCGGGTAAATATGCGAACGCTGATGCACTGGTACAGGACGCGCGCTCATCCCTGCTGGATGAATGGCACAAGGAAGCTGACGACCTCGTGGTGATTATGGGGCGCAACCTGTTTAACTCGCTGCGTCTGCCCGTGCTGAACAGCATCAGCGGCCAGAATCCCAATGCGGAATTACTTGCCGGACAGCTCATCCTGTCATCGCGCGCCATTGGCGGGCTGGATGTATTCCTTGCGCCGTTCTTCCCGGATGCAACGATGCTGATCACCTCGTTCAACAACCTGTCAATTTACTGGCAGAAAGGAACAATGCGTCGCCTGATGAAAGACGAGCCGGAATACAACCGCATCGCCACCTACCAGTCCATCAATGACGCTTATGTCGTTGAAGACTATGGCAAGTGCGCGATGGTCACTGGCCTGAAGTTCGCCGACAGCTAATCACCTCACGGCGGGCATCATGCCCGCCTGTAACGGAGAGAAAAAATGATTACTCCTGCACAGCAACACTGGCAGAACGTGATGGCACAGCGCGCAGGCCGGGCGAATGAAGGCGTGGACCACGCCGCGCGTACCGCGCATGAAGAGGTGCTGTATCGTCTGCGTCTGGCACAGGCCCGGCTTAAGGGCGTACAGGCCAGAAGCGCGAAAGCCGCCATCAAAAAAGAGTTATTGCCGGACTTTTCCGGCTGGATTGAGGGAACGCTGGAGGCTGACGGCGGGCAGCAGGATGAAGTGATTGCCACGCTGATGGTCTGGGCGATTGACTGCGGCGATCTTCCGCTGGCGCTGCGTATTGGTGCATATGTGGTCCGTCACAACCTCATCATGCCGGATAACTTTGGACGTACTGCTGCCACGGTACTGACCGAAGAAATCTGTAATCCGGTACTGACGCGGGCCGGGACGGATGCCGACGCGGATTTGTCCGCCTTTATCGAACCACTGGACACCCTCCGGGAGATTGTCACCGACCAGGACATGCCGGACGAAGTGCGCGCCAAATTATGCAAAGCGTGCGCCTTTGCCCGCCGTGGCCTGAGTGATACGGACAGCATGGCCCTGTCACTGAAGCTGCTGCGCGAAGCAATGCACCTGAACCCGAACGCAGGTGTGAAACGCGAGATTGCAACCCTTTCCCGCGCCCTGAAAAAAGCCGATTCCGCAGCCGCACCAGAAGACGCCAGCGCACAGCAGACGCAGGACGAAAGCAGCAAAAGTAAAAAGACAACGCGGAAGCCTGCAACACGAAAAACCACCGCGACGCAGAAGGCGAAGCGCGGTTAACGACTGACCCCGTCAGCGGGCGGCGTGCGCGGTGTTCCGGTTTGACTCCGTGACCGTTTACACCGCGCACCCACCGCCCGATTTTTTTCAGGAGTGAACCCCATGAGTATGGTTGCCAGAACTGAACCCAGACCCGCAGAGGACGACATCACCGATACCGATGATGGCGATACCCGCATTTCAGCGGGTGCATTCTGGCCGGATATTGTGCTGCGCGAGCTGCGTCTGGCGGTACGACTGCCGGGCCGCGTGACCACCTCCCGCCTGCTGCATACTGCCACCGGGGCTGTGGCACACGTTACCCGCGAGCTGGAAGCATGGCAGCAGGAACAGCAGGCAGCTGGCCATCAGACGCTGGCCGATGTTCCGGCACCCGTAATTAACGGAGAAAGCGTCAATCTCTGGCACTGGCGCAATGCTGTTTATACCGCCACGCGCGCCCTGATTCTGGAGCGTTACCGCGATGCGGACACAACGGACAAGGGCGACCGCCGGGCGGACGCACTGGATATACAGACATCGGATTTGTGGCGCGATGTGAGCTGGGCCATCTCTGACATTCTGTGCCGCCCGCGAATCTTTGCGGAATTGTGCTGATGAAAGTGAAGGCACTGGAAGGCGACACCGTGGATTCGCTCTGTTTTCGGTACTACGGCACGACGCAGGGCGTCACCGAAAAGGTGCTGGATGCCAACCCCGGACTCTGTCAGCAGGTATTTCTGGACGCCGGGCAGGACGTGGAGATGCCGGAGCCGGAGAAGAAGAAACGAGAAATGATTCAGTTGTGGGGGGAGTAGCAGTGAGCACCATTCAAACAGGGATCACAGAGCAGGTTATTGCATGGCTCTTTGACCACCTGCCAACGGTGTATGCAGTAGGCGCGGCGGTCAGCATTTCCGCGCTGATGAGTCTTTATGACGGACGAACACTGGTTCAGACCGTAACGGGATCGCTGGCGTGCGGCGTTCTTGCCATGGCCGTGGCCGGGTCGTTGCGCTTCTTCGGTTTTCCTGAAGATGCCGTGACGTTTATCGGCGCATCAATCGGTTTCATGGGGGCAGAGAAAGCACGCGACAAGGTTATTGCGGCCTTTAATCGCAGGGTGAAGGAGAAGGACGAATGAGCAACACATTTAAATTCAGCAGCCGGAGCGAAAAGAATTTGCAGGGCGTAAATCCTGATCTGGTGAAAGTGACCCGACGGGCACTGGAAATCTCGGAAGTGGATTTTGGTATCACCGAAGGGTTGCGCAGCCGTTACCGCCAGAAGCAACTTGTGGCCACGGGTAAGAGCCAGACCATGAACAGTCGCCACCTTACGGGGCATGCCGTGGATGTTGTGGCTTATATCGGCAGCCAGGTGTCATGGGAATGGCCGCTGTACGAAAAAATCGCAGCAGCATTCAGACAGGCCAGCCGGGAACTGAATATTCCGGTGGAATGGGGCGGCGACTGGAAGACCCTGAAAGACGGACCGCATTTTCAGTTACCACACGGAGTTTATCCGGCATGAAGCTCTGGCCCACGCTGGGCGTCGCTTTCCTTCTGATTGCCGCATGGGGAACATCCATGCGTCTGTCGTGGTCGCTGGGCCGGGAGAACGCCAGAAACGAAGCGCAGGCCAGCGCCCTGAAACGTACCGCCGACACCCTGAATATCATCAGCGCCGGGGTACAGGATATGCAGCAGGTGCTGGCGCAACTCCGCGTGGAAAATCAACAGCGAAATCAGGACGGAGAGGCCAGACGTGAACAGCTACGCAACGATATTGCAAAAGATGAATGCGCCCACGCTTTGCCTGACGCTCGTTTTACTGACAGGTTGCGCAGGCACGCAGAACGCGCCACGGCCAGCGCCGTCAGTCCGGCTTATACCGCAGACGCTGACCATACCGGTAACGCCTCCCCCCTTCCCTGACACTCCCACATGGGGAAATCTCGGTATATGGGGCGACCGCCTTCTGGATGCACTGGAAACCTGTAACGCGGATAAACGGGCCATTGAATTACTGGAACAGCGCAGGCTGCAACGACTGAACAACGAGGATAACAACCATGCTGAAAACTGATTCCCTGCGTGAAGCCATGACCCGTTCATGCCGATGGTGTCAGGCCAACCCGGAAAAATTCACCATTTTCGTGGAGAGCGGCAACATTGAAACGACAGGAGAAACCCCATCGTTTGTTTACCGCTATCAGATGGTGATGTTTGTCATGGATTACGCCGGGGAGCTGGATGACCTCACGCTGCCGCTGCTGGCGTGGTTATCCGAAAATCAGCCACAGTTGTTGCTCAACCCTGAGCGTAATCAGGACATCAAATTCTCCGCCGTTATCAATGACGATGACAGCGCCGACCTCCTGTTTACGCTCCCCCTGTGGGAACGCGTTCGCATCACGCGCAACAGTCAGGGCACACCGCAGGCAGAACACCTGCCGGAGCCAAAACCCCGTCTGCCCTCTTCCGAAGGCGACTGGTCGCATGTATTCCAGGATGTGACGTGGGGTGAAAGCGATGGATAAGGCATTCACCCGCGTGGATGAAACCTTTGAGGCCATCCGCGACAGCCTGAATCAGCAGGCCATCAATAACATCGCCAGAAAGCTGGCACAGGATTTACGCCGCGCCCAGCAGGCGCGTATCCGGTCACAGAAAGCGCCGGACGGGACCGCGTGGACACCACGCAGACGCCGCGTAACCCGGATACAGGAGCGCATTCGCTTTATCTGGAATAACGAAGCACGCACGCTGAAAAACTGGCATCACGACACGGGGAAATACGGGCGAACCATTACCGGGTGGGATGAGGATAAAAACAATATCCGCACGTTTTACCGGGATGACATCGACCGTTTTCTGGAAATACGCACCCGGCGCATCAACCAGGACAGCACAAAGCGCGTCCCCATGTTCGTAAAACTGCGCACCGCCCGCTACCTGAAAGCCCGTGCAGATGCTTCCGGTGTGACGGTGGGTTACAGCGGCGTGTCCGCACGTATTGCCCGCGTTCATCAGTTCGGTGAGCGCGATCAGGTTGCGCCGGGCATTTTCACCGATTACCCGGTACGTGAGCTGCTGGGTATCAGCCAGGCAGATGAGCGCCTGATTTATAACACGATGCTGGGCCGGATTGCGGAGGCTGTACGGTGAGCGCAGAACTCATGCGACTGCTGAGCAATATCATCCGCACCGGGATCATCTCTGAAATTGATGAGAAGTCCTGGCGCGTGCGCGTTCGCAGCGGCGAACTGGAAACAGGATGGTTGCGCTGGAACACCACGCGCGCGGGAGCCTTCAATGTGTGGCTGCCGCCATCACCAGGCGAACAGGTGGTAATTGCCTGCATTGGCGGCAACCCGGAAACCGCCATGATAATTGGCAGCCTGTGGAGTGATGCCAGTCCGGCACCCGGCAAAAGCCTGAAAGAAATCGTGGTCAGCGCGCCGGATGGCGCGGTGTTCCGCTACGACGCGGACGCAGGCGCACTGAGCGCCAGCGGCATGAAAACGGCCACTTTACAGGCATCCGTCAGCGTGAAACTGGATACGCCCGTCGTGGAATGCACAAACCTTCTGAGAACGGCGACGCTTGACGTCACAAAAGGAGGAAAGATGAGCGGCAATATCACGCACAGCGGCGGCAACTTCACCTCAAACGGCATCACAGTGCATACGCATAAACACGGTGGCGTGAAAGGCGGCAGCGATTCGACAGGAGGCCCGCAGTGACAACCCGCTACACAGGAATGAATCCGGACGGGACGGGAAACCTGAACGATATGGAGCACCTGAAACAGTCAGTCAGGGATATCCTGACCACCCCGCTGGCAAGCCGGGTTATGCGACGGGAATATGGCAGCCTTGTGCCTGATTTGATTGACGAACCCATGAATAACACCACGCGTCTGCAATGCATGAGTGCTGCCGTGATTGCGCTGACACGATGGGAACCCCGCATTGCCCTGGATGCCATCGACGTTGTCTGGAAAGCGGGAGGCCGCGCCGGGGTGACGCTGTCGGGCACTGTCATGCAGACCATGCAGAATGTTGAATTAACCATCACGCTAAGGGAGTAAATCATGCCCGCCGTTGACCTTTCACAGTTACCGGACCCCGCCATCATCGCGGAGCCTGACTTTGAGGCAATTCTGGCTGACACAAAGGCCATGATGATTGCGGCTTATCCCGCCGAACAGCGTGAAGCCGTTTCCGCCGCGCTGGAGCTGGAATCGGAACCCCTTAACGTTATCGCTCAAACCATGTCGTTTCGTGAAATGCTGTTACGCCAGCGGGTTAACGAGGGGGCACGCGCCTGCATGTTAAGCCACAGCGCCGGGACAGACCTGGACAACCTCGCGGGCAATATGAACACAAAGCGCCTGACCATCACTCCGGCAACGGATACCACCGACGCAGTGATGGAAAGTGACACCTCGCTGAGACTGCGGGCGCAGCGGGCGTACGATGGCCTGAGTGTTGCTGGCCCGTCAGGTGCATACGAGTATTTTGCCCGCAGCGCCAGCGGTCTGGTGCGTGATGCGCGGGCTATCAGTCCGTCTCCGGCAAATGTGACGGTTTCCATCCTGTCCACTGAAGGCGACGGCACAGCAACGGAGGCGTTGCTTAATACCGTTCGCGCCGTTCTGAATGCAGAGGATACCCGCCCGGTGGCCGACCGCCTTACTGTACAGAGCGCCAGAATCGTGACATGGCGGCTGAATGCAAAACTGTACTTTTACCCCGGCCCGGAATCCGAACCTATTCTGGCGGCGGCTGAATCGTCGTTCAGGAAGTGGCTGGCTGAGCAGGGGCTTATCGGTCAGGACGTGGCGTTGTCCGCCATTGCTGCCGCACTGCATGTGCACGGTGTGCAACGCGTGGAGATAATCGAACCCACACAGAATATGGCCATCAGCGACATACAGGCGGCGCGCTGTGAGTCGTTCACCATCAGCGAAGGTGGGCGCAATGAGTAATTCACTGTTACCACCATCAGCCAGCAGTTTCATGCGTTGTGCCGAAGCTGTCGGAACGCGCATTACAGACATCCCGGTAGACCTCAACACGCTGTGGTCGCCGGACACCTGCCCGGTGCACCTGCTGCCTTATCTCGCCTGGGCATTTTCCGTTGACCGTTGGGATCGCAACTGGCCGGAAGAGACAAAACGACAGGTGATTCGTGATGCATGGCTGATACACCGACACAAAGGGACCATCAGCGCACTGCGCAGGGCCATTGAGCCGCTGGGATACCTCATTCGCGTGTCTGAGTGGTGGGAGTTCGGCGGAGAACCGGGAACATTTACCGTTGAAGTCGGCACACTGGACAGTGGCGTGACGGAGGAAATGTATCTGGAAATGGAGCGGTTGATTGCTGATGCCCGTCCGGTCAGCCGCCACATGACAGGGCTGAATATCATTCAGGAAATTCCGGGGGATATTTTTGCAGCGGCGGCAACTTATGACGGTGAAGTTATTACCATTTATCCGGACGATTAAGCATGAGTACCACAACACGAAAATTTAAAACCGTTATCACCGATACAGGTGCCAAAAAATTAGCTCAGGCAGCCGCGCCAGATGGTAAGCCTGTCCGCCTGACTCATATGGCCGTGGGCGACGGTGGCGGCACGTTGCCCACACCAGACAGTAAGCAGACCCGTCTGGTGCATGAGGTGTGGCGACACACTGTTAATCGCGTCATCCTGGACGCAACACATCAGAACCGCATTATTGCGGAGCTGGTTATTCCTCCTGAAACGGGCGGATTCTGGATCCGGGAAATTGGTGTATTTGATGAGCACGGCGATTTAATCGCGGTGGGCAATACTGCCGAAAGTTACAAACCAACCGTTGCCGAAGGGTCCGGACGTGCACAAACATTTCGCACCATTCTGACCGTATCCAGCACGGCCACCGTGGCGCTTACCGTGGATAACACCATGGTGATGGCCACAGTGGATTACGTGGATGACAAACTGAAAGAGCATGAACAGTCACGACGTCACCCGGACGCCTCGCTGACCGCAAAAGGCTTTGTTCAACTCAGTAGCGCCACTAACAGCGTGTCTGAAACGCAGGCTGCAACGCCGAAAGCGGTTAAGGCCGCGTATGACCTAGCTAACGGAAAATATACCGCTCAGGACGCCACGACGGCACGAAAAGGCCTTGTCCAGCTCAGTAGCGCCACCAACAGCACGTCTGAAACGCAGGCTGCAACGCCGAAAGCAGTAAAGGCCGCGTATGACCTTGCTAACGCAAAATATACCGCTCAGGACGCCACGACGGCACAAAAAGGGATAGTCCAGCTCAGTAGTGCCACCAACAGCACGTCTGAAACACTGGCCGCGACATCGAAAGCGGTTAAGGCGGTAATGGATGAAACGAACAAGAAAGCGCCCTTAAACAGTCCTGCGTTGACCGGAACGCCAACAACGCCAACTGCGCGACAGGGAACGAATAATACCCAAATCGCAAGCACGGCTTTCGTTATGGCTGCGATTGCCGCCCTTGTAGATTCGTCACCTGACGCACTGAATACGCTGAACGAGTTAGCGGCGGCGCTGGGAAACGACCCGAATTTTGCGACCACCATGACTAAAGCGCTTGCGGGTAAGCAACCGAAAGATGCCACCCTGACGGCGCTGGCCGGGCTTGCTACTGCGGCAGACAAGTTTCCGTATTTTACGGGGAATGATGTCGCCAGCCTGGCAACCCTGACAAAAGTCGGGCGGGATATTCTTGCGAAATCGACCGTTGCCGCTGTTATCGAATACCTCGGTTTACAGGAAACGGTAAACAGGGCTGGTACGCCGTGCAAAAAAATGGCGATACCTTGTCCGGTGGGCTTAATTTGAAAACGACTCAATCCTTGCCTGGATTCGAAATACTGACTGGGCAAAGATTGGTTTTAAAATGATGCCGATAGCGATACTGATTCATACATGTGGTTTGAAACAGGCGACAACGGCAATGAATATTTCAAATGGAGAAGCAAACAAAGCACCACAACAAAAGACCTGATGAATCTTAAATGGGATGCTTTGTCTGTCTTGTTAAAGCCTTTTCAGCAGTGAAGTAAAAATATCGACAGTCAATGCACTGAGGATATTTAATTCATCTTTTGGTGCCATTTTTCGCCGTTCTGAAGAATGCCTGCATATCATCCCTACACGAGAGAATGAGGGAGAAAATGGTGATATAGGGCCATTACGCCCCTTTACGATTAACCTTAGAACTGGTCGGATAAGCATGGGCATGGTCTTGATGTTACAGGGATATATTGCAAACCGTTTTGCAATTAACAGTAGTACCGGCATGTGGATTCATATGCGTGACCAGAATGTTATTTGGGGACGCAATGCGGTATCCACCGATGGTGCGCAGGCATTACTTCGTCAGGACCACGCTGATCGCAAATTTATGATTGGTGGACTGGGGAATAAGCAATTTGGCATCTACATGATTAATAACTCAAGGACAGCCAATGGTACCGATGGTCAGGCGTACATGGATAATAACGGGAACTGGCTTTGCGGCTCGCAAGTTATTCCCGGCAACTATGGCAATTTGATTCACGTTATGTGAGAGATGTCCGACTTGGCACACGTGTTGTTCAGACTATGCAAAAAGGCGTGATGTATGAGAAATCAGGTCATGCAATTACGGGCTTGGCATTGTCGGTGAAGTTGATGGCGATGATCCGGCAGTATTCAGACCAATACAAAAATACATCAATGGCACATGGTATAACGTCGCACAGGTGTAATTTATGCAGCATTTAAAAAATATTAAGTCTGGAAATCCAAAACAAAAGAACAATATCAGCTAACAAAGAATTTGATGTTATCTGGTTATGGTCCGAAGACGGAAAAAACTGGTATGAGGAAGTGAAAAACTTTCAGCCAGACACATAAAGATTGTTTACGATGCAAATAATATTATTGTCGCCATCACAAAGATGCTCCACGCTTAACCCTGAAGGTTATAGCGTCGTTGAGGTTCCTGATATTACAGCTAATCGTCGTGCTGATGATTCCGGTAAGTGGATGTTTAAGGACGGAGCTGTGGTTAAACGGATTTATACGGCAGACGAGCAACAACAACAGGCCGAATCACAAAAGGCCGCGTTACTTTCCGAAGCAGAAAACGTTATTCAGCCACTGGAACGCGCTGTCAGGCTGAATATGGCGACGGATGAGGAACGCGCACGACTGGAGTCATGGAACGCTATAGTGTTCTGGTCAGCCGTGTGGATACGGCAAATCCTGAATGGCCACAAAAGCCTGAATAAAATTAAGGCCCGATAGCGGGCCTTGTTTCATTCTGGTTGTTCTGGAAACGTTACTGGCAGGCTGGAGGTGTCTGTGGATTCGACCTTCTGCGCATAGAGCATCCACTCGGTTAATTTTGTTTATTCTCGTCGGAAATGATACCCAGCCGTAGCTGTGAGTCCCATAGCTGGGTTTTATCCCTGACAAGTTGCAACAGGCTTTGCTTTTCATTCTCTGCCTGCTGCCTCTGTTCCTCCTCGGTATAAGTTCGCTTTATCACTACGCCATCTTTGAACATCCATTTACCCGAAATATCAGCCCGGCGATTTGCTGTAATATCAGGTAATTCAACGACGCTTGCGCCTTCCGGATTAATTGCTGAAACATCCTTTTCAATACAAATAATAACGCCGTTATGGTCATAGACCATTTTCAAAGTGTCTGGCTGGAAATTCTTTTGTTCCTCATACCAGTTTTTTCCATCATCTGAATAAAGCCATTTGATGTTAAATTGCTTTGTTAGCTGGTATTGCTCTTTTGTTTTAGGGTTGCCAGCAGTAATATTTTTTAAGTGCATCATAATTAAATACTCCCGCGTTATACCACGTTCCATTAATGCAATACTGAATTGGCCTTGCCTGAGTTGTATCAATTAATTCATCACGGTTTCCGTTAACTGAACCAGTAACGACATAACCTGACCTGTCAGACCAGCCAGGACCATTCCATGTCTGAACAGATGACAGACCGCCAAGGCGAATACCTGTAATAAACTTGAGTTACATTCTGCCTGCGTATATGCACCAACATCTCCCGCAGAGGGTTTGCGTGTTGTGGTGTAAAACTCTGACCAGTTAGCTTCAAAGCCATAACCATCACGCGCTGAACGATAAAAGATACCGCCATTTCTGTAATTCACGCGGAACTGTACAGCAGGGCAACTCCCCGCATTCATATTAAAGTGGAGGATTAATGTCGATGCGCCACTGATATCTGCATCATAAACGCCGCTATTCCAGTTCCAGCCAACAGCTTTATCATTTGCGACCCTGCGTCCTGTTTGCCCTAAAGCAAATGCAGGCTGCTGGTTTTTCGTGTTGTAGTCTCGTCGCCAGCCAGGAGCGTAAGCATCACCATGATTAATATAAGTGAATTGAGCGTTAGTGATTCCGCCACCGCTGGACGTGCTCGGCGTGGTAACGCGTATGGTCATTGCGCCGCGGGTGCCAATAACTTCCACCACAGCACCTGCAAGACAAATATTTCCGCAACCTGTATCTGTAATGACCTTATTATTTGCATAAGCCATGAGCCTTTGCACATCCAGTAAGGATGGTTAAATGCCCCTGACTCTCCAGCCACGAAATGAATTGTGCGGTTGTCCAGACCTGACTATCGCCACCAATATTCAGCCATGCGCTATATGCGCGGCAGGCCCCAATATTTTGGTGAAGGTATCTTTCCCCGGAATATCTGCGCCGTTCTGGTTTTTCTGTAATGCGCCAGAAGCCTGATTTACCGTTTCCTGTAAACCGAGGTTTTAGATAATGGCCGTTTCCGGCCTGCATGGCATGATTTGCGCTTTTGGACGGGAGATTCAGTGTGCTGATTGGTTATGTAAGGGTATCAACAAATGACCAGAATACAGACCTGCAACGAAACGCTCTTGTTTGTGCAGGATGTGAACAAATATTTGAAGATAAATTAAGCGGGACAAAGACAGACCGACCGGGATTAAAACGCGCTTTAAAGCGGCTTCAAAAAGGTGACACGCTGGTTGTCTGGAAACTGGATCGCCTTGGGCGAAGCATGAAACATCTGATTTCTCTCGTCGGAGAACTACGGGAGCGAGGGATTAATTTTCGCAGTCTGACCGACAGCATAGATACATCTTCTCCAATGGGGCGTTTTTTCTTCCACGTGATGGGTGCCCTGGCTGAAATGGAACGTGAATTAATTGTTGAACGTACACTGGCCGGACTGGCGGCAGCGCGCGCACGGGGGCGCACAGGCGGACGTCGACCGAAGCTGACAAAAGAACAGCATGAGCAAATAGCAAGGCTGATTAAAAACGGTCACGACAGAAAACAACTGGCAATAATTTACGGCATTGGTACATCGACGATTTATCGTTACCACCCCGCAGGAGAATCAAGCGGAACAATAGAGAAGAGTCAGAAAACAAAATAACCGCTAATCTGACCATTAGCGGTTTTTGTGTTAAATCAGAACAGCCCTTTAACTGAACTGGCCGCGCTGTTAAGAGATGATGTCACCTTATCTTTGAAGCCGGACAGCATATCACTGAACGATGAGGATTGCAGGCGCTCCCGCAAATCCTCATCACAGCGTTCAAGGGTCAGTGAAAATTCTATCTTTTTCGCCTTACCGTAGCGATCAAACTCGGAACGGGTCGTATTCGTTCCGGTCAGGACATACATGCCGTAAATCTGCCCGACGCCATCAATCAAAGGCCAGGGTCGTCCTGTATACGCCTGCGTGGTCAGCAGCGACAGCGACACTTCGCCACCTGTAATTTCAGGATAAAGCACACCAGAAAGAACGATGCGATCATCACCTGCACCGATATACTGCCAGCTTGCTGAACGGTTAACGCGTTCATTTTTCACATGCCGCCAGCTTTTGTTTTGCTGTAACTGCTGATGCGGCAGCGTGCGCAGCTCAAAAACAAACATGCCGTAGATCATCATCATAGCCATGACTCCTCAATCTTTATCGTAAAAACTGCCACGCCCGGCACGGGCGCGCCGTTCCATTTCTGCCCTGACCATTTCACCGACCAGTTTCGCCAGTTCGCGGGGATTCTGTGTAACGACGTTATGCAGATGAACATGAATTTCACCGCCAAATCCTGAGGCAACAGGCTCCCGGTTACGGGAAGTTACAGGAACTGATGCCACTGGAGATCGTATGGCCTCCGCCACCGGGCGGGAGCTGGCCGCAACAACAGGGACCAGCGCCGGAGGCAGCGGAGCCGGGACCACGGGTGTGATATTAATTGCGGGGGCAGGCTTACTGACCTGCGCAATCTTCCGCTCCTGCCACTCCCCACGAACAGCAAGTGCGCGGGGCAGGTTCTTAAAGACAATATCGCCGGGGCCAATGCGTTTTTTCGTCTCATCAACCAGCTTACCTGTGTTATCAGCAATTTTGCTGAGTCTGCGCAGCGTACCAGTATTGCTGTCTGTGAGCGGTTTATTGTCTTTGGGGTTATCACCTCCGGTGCCATTGCCATTTTCTACAGGCTTCGGCGGATTGATTTTCGCCAGGTCCCCCTGAAGCAAGGCAACCTTGTCCTGAAGAATGGCCGCACGCTGTGCGTCTTCGATTTTCTTTCTCGCCCTTTCCGCTTCATCCGGAAGCACACCGAGTTTTTCAAGTATCCACGCCAGCGTATCCAGCAGCATTTTTGCAGGCGTCAGAACAAGCTGTAGCGCGCCACCAAGAACGTTACCGAATATCTCGCCAGCACTGGTGCATTTATCCAGCGTTTCCTTGCTGGACTCCATCGGTGACAGCAGCGATTTAAACCAGTTAAAGAGCTGAATAATCCCATCGCGCACGACATCAAAAACAGGACCAAACCGTTCAAAGGTTTCGCGCAACGGAGCCAGCCGTTCCATAATCCCACTGAACACCCCGGCATAAAACGCCTTGATGGGTTCCCAGTATTTCCAGATGAGAACCGCCGCAGCCACAAACGCGGCAACAATCAATCCGACCGGACTGAACAGCGCCCCGATAGCGCCACCCAGCAACGAGATGGAACCTGTTACCATTCCCCATAGTGCTGGCAGCACCCTGACGACATTCATTGATCCGGTCAGGAGAGAAAAACCAAGACGTAACGTGGCCAGTTTCCCGTGAAGCACGCCAATAACCAGCGACAACGAGCCAATCGTTGCAGTCATTGCCAGCAACGCACCGCCTGCTATCAGTAGCTGGCGCGTCAGTGCCGGATGGGCCTGCGCCAGCGCCGTCACCCTTGATACCACCCGCGTGAGCCACTGCGTGACAGAACGCAGCGGACCGTCAATCAGATCTGCAATGCGGATGCGCAACCCTTCCCATGCACTGCCGAGTGATTTCAGATCGCCATCAAGGTTGTTGGCCATAACCTTTGCTGTGCGTTCAGCCTCACCGCGTGCGCCTTCAAGTTCTTTTCTCAGTTTAGGTAAGGAACCGTCACCCGCTGCATCAACGAGCGCCATAAACGATGTGAAAGCCTCTTCTCCGGCAATGTCCTTAAAGAACGATACCCGGTCAACTTCCCCGTATTTGCGGGTGGCTTTATAAAGATCGGCCAGCACATCCTCCATCGGGCGCATTTTGCCGTTCGCGTCAGAGACTGCCACACCAAGCTCTTTCAGCGCCTCTGCTGCCGCCTTTGGCGGTGATGCCAGACGAGCCAGGCTGGCACGCATTGCCGTCCCGGCATCACTTCCCCTGATACCCATATTCGCCAGCACGCCCGCCATCGCTGCGGCCTGCTCCAGCGATATTCCCAGCTTGCCCGCCACCGGACCTGCATATTTCATGGTTTCGCCCAGTGCGCGAAGGTCAGTGTTGGTACGGGTAAACGCTGCGGTGAGCGTGTCACCGACCCGGTCCATCTGGTCGGCAGAAAGGCCGAACTGCGTCAGGATGTTTGAGCCAATATCCGCCGTCTCGCCGAGATCCATACCGCCAGCCGTTGCCATGCTCAGCACACCGGGAAGCGCAGCCTGAATGGCCTGTGGTGTGAAGCCAGCCATTGCAAGAAATGCCTGTCCACTGGCGGCATCTCCAGCGGTGAACTGCGTTTCAGAGCCAAGTTTTAACGCCTGCTCACGCAGCGCCTTAAACTGTGGGCTGTTCTGGTCGATTCGCGTCAGCGCCTGAACGCGGGACATCTCTTTCCCGAACCCGATCGCAGGCTGCAAAAAACGCCCGGCAGCATAGCCGCCCGCCGCTGCCGCACCAATTGCCAGCGCACCACCTGTTTTCAGTTTTCCCGCTGTTTCCTGCGCGCGCGAATACCGCTCACGCGCCCGCGTTACACGCGCAAGCGCCTGCCGTTCGCGTTCAAGCTGGTTGTTGTACTGTTCGGTGCGTCTGATGGCCTGCTGGATGGTGTTATCGCTGCCTGTCAGGGAAATGCCGTGGCGTTTCAGCTCTCCGCCAAGCTCCCGCATTTTCTGAATTTCCCGTGTACGCGATTCATTCAGGCGTTCAAGCCGGGTGCTTAACTGCTGCATCAGCTTTTGTTGTTTTTCGCTGAGCACTGTACCCGTGCGTTGTAACTGATTAAGGGCGTTAAGCTGGCGTCGTGCTTTCACGATGCCCGCATCCGCTTTACTGACAGCGTCGCGGGCGCGCTCAAATGATCGCGCCTGACGCTCGAGATTTTTGATCGCCCCCTGCGTTCGCTGGATGGAGTCACCAAACTGCCCCATCAGGCGGCGGGCGTTTTCGGCAGGTCGGGTCAGCCTGTCAACGGCGCTGAAAGCGACCCGGATATCAAGAGTCTTCATTGTCTGCATTCCCGCTGCGAAGTGCCGCCCGCTCACGCCAGCTAACCACTTCGCCGGGCGTCATCATGAAGATTTCGGCGGGCGACCAGTTAAAAATGGCGGCGATATCTGCCACCAGATCTTCGATGTGATCAAAGCACACCAGGGTGATTACGCCGCCGTCTCCTGCACGCTCTTCGCGCCAGAGTCTGGCTCGCTCATAAAATTTACAGCCACAGCGCACAACTGAATAAAATCGCGTGACGACATTTTTTTAATCATCACTTCATCCAGTCGTGGCGAGGTCACGCGAGGCAACAGCGTGAACATGGTATCCGCTTTCAGATTCAGCACATCAGACAGCGACAGACCACGCAGGGATCCAGCCTGTTCAATAGCCCCGGTGATCTCCACATACGTGATTTTTTCGCCACCACGCTCAATTGGTCGGGTCAGTTTTACGCCACGTTCGACAGCCATATCCTCACCTGCCGTCACATCATCCGCCACGGTGTTATTCCGGGTTTCAGTATCGATGTCTTTCATCAGTTGTCTCCTTTTCAGTCAGAGGCGACGCACTGCGCCGCCTGCATATTACTTATCAGCCAAGCCCAAGCGCGGAACGGATACGGTCAGGCACAATGTCCTTGCCGTCCTTCCGGTAGATGTGGTTCAACAGGTCGATTTCCCACAGCGGGCGATCGTTAACGCTCAGCTTGTAGTAGGTGTTTTTGACAGCGTAAGTGTGTGATGTGGCTTCGCCCTGTTTGGCTTCCCCCATATCAATTTCCGTCACACGTCCGCGCATCTCGATTTCATACAGATCGCTTTCTGCATCGGTGTAGTATTCACCCGCAAAACGCAGCAGCGTGCCGTCAATCGTGCCGCCATATTTAAGGAACAGCGCACGAACAGCTCCCCCCATAACAAAACTCGCATCAAGCGCGGAGTCGTCCAGACCGAGATCAATACTTACCGCCCCCATCATGCCACCACCACGATAGCTGTCGGTTTTGCGCGTCAGTTTGGGCGGCGTGACGGATGTCACTTTACCCACTTCGTTTTCACCATCCACAAACAACGTAAAAAAGCGAAGATGTTTTGGTACAGCCATCAGGCACCTCCCAGCACCGCAAATGCGGGACCAAAGAATTCATCAGTAAACGTCTGGTAAAGCTCCATGTCTTCCAGTGGCGGAACGGGCGTATATTTGTAGCGAATACGCACACGTCCCTGACGTAAATTCGTGGTGCCGTTATCCACCACGTCATACCAGCACTCCGCACCAATCAGTTTCCCGGCAGTAACCAGCGAATCCAGTTTTGCCCTGATGGCACTGATAACATCCTTCACGTTCGCAGGCGTCAGTGGACTGTCGATGGTTTCAAACTGCGCTTCCGCAATTGAATCAGCCAGCACCTGTGCGGTTCGGGTATACACCTCAAAGATGTAGGCGTTCGTTTCCGGTGTGCGGTTGCCCCAGAAGCGGAACCCGTTGCGACGAATAATGGTCGTGATTTCTTTGTTATTGAGGCTGTTGGCATCACTGTCTTCGGCCTGCAACGACCAGAACACATGCCTGGACATTCCCAGCACATTTTTAACCGGAACGTTGGACAGCGATTTGTGCCAGCCCTGCTCATGGTCAATGTACGCACGAAGGCCGCACGCATAAGCAGGCGCGGGGAACGTTTCGTTTTTGCCACTTTTCGGGTTGTAGGCGATGAAGTCAGGCCATAAGAGCATCACCTCACGTTCGTTGAATTTCTGGCGGTAGGTAATCGCCTCAGCCATCGTGTTACAACCATGACATGTGGCATACACAAACGCGCGCAGTTTACCCGCAATCACGCACAGGGATTTTGTTACCGCCTCCGTGTCCAGCTCCGGCGCGGCCAGAATACGCGGACGGTATCCGATGCTTTCATCCTGCTCTGCAACAAGCAGCGCATACATCCCCGTATAGCTGCCGTCATCCTCAGAACCACCGATAACCAGTTGATCCTGCGTCTTTCCGTCTTCTTCTTTGTGTTCAGCCACGCGAACGACGATCACCTTTGTGCTCACCTGGTCTGCGATGGCCTTAAGCGCACGATAAAGCGTCCCCGTTGTTCCGCATTTTCCCAGCACGTCATTGACGCGGGTCAGCAGTGTGGGCTTGTTCAGCGGGAACAGCTTCGCGTCCGCATCATCCGCCGTTGCCACGATACCGATAACGCTGGAATCAACATCGTTAATCGCTGTTACCAGGTCGGTATTTTCCGTAACACGGGCACCATGAAAACGAGTTTCACTCATAGCTTCAGCCCCTTGTATCCGTTAAATGATTCGGCAACAATCATCACCCACCACGCGCGTAATCTCACCCCTGCGCCGTTCTCCCGACCCGGCGACAACAAAAAGCAGTAACCCCCTCCGCACGCACATGCGACCATGCCGCACAGGGAGGGAAAGATGACCGACACCACCATGCAATTGCTCAGTCAGGGCACAGACCCCGTGAAAATGCCGGATTTTGATATTCTCGCGGAGGGTAAAACGCTGTCAGGCGTGGCAGAGCGCCTGATGAGCCTGTCACTGACCGACAACCGGGGATTTGAGGCGGACCAGCTCACCATCACGCTGGATGATGCGGATGGTCAGTTGCAGCTACCGCCACGGGGCGCGCGCCTGACGGTTCTCATTGGCTGGAAAGGAGAACCGCTGACAGAAAAAGGCACTTACATTGTTGATGAAATCGCTCACGAAGGACCGCCGGACAGGCTGACTGTTTCAGCCAGAAGCGCAGATTTTCGGGATGAATTTAACGTTAAACGTGAGGTGTCATGGCATGATGTGACCGTTGAGCGTGTGGTATCCGCCATCGCTCATCGGTACGGCCTGAAACCGCAAATCAGCGAAATGCTGATGGATATCGAAATCGACCACGCCGACCAGACTGAAGAAAGCGACATGTCCTTCCTTACGCGCATGGCGGAAATGCTGGGCGCAATCACCACGGTAAAAAGCGGTAATCTGTTATTCATCATGCCCGGCGGTGGCGTGAACGCACAGGGCCAGCCGTTGCCATCGTTCGCCATCACACGCAGCAGCGGCGATCGCCATCAGTTCCGCATTGCTGACCGCGAAGCGTATACGGGGGTACGCGCTTACTGGCTTGATCTTAATTACGGGAAAAAGAAAAAAGTCAGCGTGAAACGCCGCAAACCGCCAAAACCCAAAAAGGAGAAAAGCAGCAGCCGTGAAGGTGATTATATGGAAGGCGCGGAAGGCAATGTGTTTGTGTTACGCAAAACTTATCAGAACGAGCAGGCAGCAAGACGCGCAGCAGCGGCAAAGTGGCAGCAGCTACAACGCGGAGCCGCATCATTCTCCATCACGCTGGCGCGTGGACGTGCAGAACTCTACCCTGAAATGCATGGCACGGTGACAGGCTTCAAAAATGACATCGACAATCAGGACTGGATTATTGCAAAGGCCGAGCACACCATTGATAACAGCGGTTTTACCACGCAGCTTGAGCTTGAAGCAAAAATTCCTGACTGGATAGCGGAAACTGAATAAAATGAAATGGAGTTCAACTCTCACGGGGAGTCATCATTATGTTCAGATGTCCATTCTGCGGCGCTATGGCCCGCACCCGCACCAGCCGAAGAATGACCAACATGACAATCAGGCAGTATCACCAGTGCCAGAATCTGGAATGTAGCCGGTCATTTACCACGCTTAATAGCGTGGAAAGGGAAGTCACAAAGCGCGCAGGTATTGCGCCGTTACCGCCTGACTTCATACCCCACGATGCCTTTCCGGCGTCTCACTACGGAAGGGATCAACTAAGCCTGTCATTGTGA